AGCATACGGACAGGTCTTTATATTCATAACGGTTAACCAAGCCTGTCGGACAACACCTGCCTCAAAGCAGGACGCAGATAAGGCTGTGCCGCCTGCCTCTCCGTACCGAACTCCACAAAAGGCGCATAATCAACGTTGGAACCGACCACAAGCCGTAGAAACCCGTTGCTACGCATCTCATCCTCGAAAGTGATGGAGGCACGCAACCTACCCGTATCCACAGGGGCACGATCCTTCGCCTCCCGTACAGTCTGGATCGCTATCCGCTTCAGTTCTTCGTTTACTTTTTTCTTGCCTTGCCGTGTCAAACTTGACATAGGTTTAGAAACGGTCGCCTGGATAATTAAAGTTTGGTGCAAGGTTTCTGCCTGCATCCTTGTCACCAAGATTTTGCTCCGTCCTGTTGATACGTTTCATCAAGTCCTCCATCCGGCTTTTCGCCTTTTCTGCACGTGCAGCGGTCTCGTCATCTCCTGTCTGCACGCTTGCCAACGATGCGATGTCAAGTTCTGCAAGCCGAAGCTCCAAACGCCTGTACAGATCCGGTATATAGATTATGCGGAGCCTGTAGTCTTCGTCAAACAGTTCTTCCTCGGCAAAACTCTCGGTGAACTCAAGCTGTGCCTGCTTCCCTCTATCAGGATCTTTGTCAAGCGTAAAGTCTGCATCCTCGACTGTCTCCGGGTGTACGCCGTGAGGACTCACAACCTCAATCCTGACTACCTCGAAAACCTTGCTGTAGGCTAGCCGAAACTTTCTCTGGTCATCAAAACTCGGTGTCAGCTGTTCCTCGACGTCACGCCCGATCATAGACTCCATTTCAAGTGTAGCATCCAGAAGTCTTTCCTGCAGGTCAAACTGGTCAAGGTTCGGACCGAGAAAACTAAGCCTTGTCTTCAGGTCATCCGGTTCACTGAAAGGCTCAACCATGGTTATTGTATCTCCTCCTCGATCTCTATCGTGACGTATCCGTCGTTTGGTACGGTCTCTGTGTTGCCGGCGTTGTCATTGATCCTGAACTCTGCCTGGTAAACTCCGTCGTCCTCTATGAAGTCGCCCTGTCTCCACTGGTACTGTATCACTCCGTTCGCCGGGTCACTTATCGTTACCTGTTCGTCCAGAACCTTGTTTTTCTTTGTGTCACGGGCTACAAAGTCCACAGAACTTATCTGTGACAAGTCAATCTTCCCGTTTTTATCTCTCAGAGTGGCCTGTAGTTCGTCGCCAAGATCGCCCTGTTTGAACGTCCGGTTCTGCATGGTTACGAATCTGTTCGGCTTCTTTATTATAGCTTCGGTTAGGCCCTCGATGTTCAGCAGTGAGGCGAACAGCACTTGATCTTGGAAACTGAGCTGGTCCGACAGCTGCCGTGTTATCAGGCTGGAAACTTCTTCCGAGAACCCGATGTCATCCCGCAGTGTTTCATCCACAATGTTGATGACTTCCTCCTGGAACTGCAGCTGGTCTGTAAAGTTGTCTGCTAGTGCTTCCGCGGTCTCCTCTGTGAAGTCAAGCTGGCGGGACAGTATGTCGTTTAACTGGCTTTCAATATTCTCCGATAACGTAAGCTGTTCGGTGATCTGATCCTGTATCTGTGTTGCTGCTGCCTCGTTGAACCCGAGGTCATCCTGCAGAAGCTGTGAGATCGCTGGCTGGACAAACTCTGTGAACCCGATCTGGTCTGCAAGCGAGTCAATCAACCGGGACTCAACGTTTTCATTTAGCTGGATGTCATCCCTTAGTGCGTCCCGTAGCTCGGAGTCAATGTTTTCCGCAAACTGCAGGCTGTCCGAGACCAAGATACTTAAGGCCAGCGTGGCGTTGATGTCCTCTGAGAACCCGAGCTGGTCTGATACGTCCTGGAATATTTTTCTGGATGCATCCTCTGCAAAACCAAGCTGATCCGTCAAACTGGTTATGATCGTTGACCTGATGTTTTCGTTGAAGGCTACGTTGTCGTCCAGAAGGTCGCTTAAGGTACCTTCCTCGTTTTCTTGGACTGTCAAGTTGTCCGATGCCGTAAACTTCAGGAGAAAGGACGTGTCTTCTGTCAAGTCGAAACTGTCCGTGACCGTGGCGGTCAACGCTCCTGCCGTATCCTGAGCAGCATCCTGCGTGAAGAATACTTGACCGGCTTTAGGACTGGCATCATAATCCGCCTGAACCCAGTCACTGCTTTTAGCTTCCGACAAGAAAAAGTTGTGATGATCAATGTCTCCATCCCAGTAATTACTTCCTAGATTACTTCCCAAATAAATATCTGTGTTAGTATCTGTAGGACTGGATCCAGAAGTATTTACTCCTTCTTCAACAGCATCTAAATAAAGCCTATACGTAGAACCGCCGTCATAAGTTAAGGCAGCGTGATACCAAGTATTTGGGCTTGGAGTGGTGCTTGTGGAAACCACTCCACCTTCAACGAACGGAATATCTAAACGAAGATCATTATTATTTCCATTTAATCTGAAATAAAATTCTCCAGCCGAACTATCAGGGTATTTTGCCGTAAGTGTTTCATCGACTGACTGTTGAGTTATATCAGTATCGGTTTTAAAGAAGAATGTCATTGTGTAACCGTTGCTCCAAGTACCGAAGCTTCCTTGAACGGCGTCATCGTCCGCCCCGTCAAAATTCTTTGCACCGTTAAATTGGCCTGTGCTGTCTGTTGTACCTGTTACGTTTGTATAATCTCTATTATTTGATGTTGAGTCTAGAAAGTCTTGGTTTAAGTGCTGCACCATGGCAGCGTTCTGCCCGGTGTTGTTCCATGTACCCTCTACGTCCTGCCTGTCCACGTTTTGACTGTTGTTCCCGTATGCAAACTTGACCTGGTTAGAATCATCACGAGTATAACTCCGGTAGACCCATGCCGTTACCTCCGTTGAAGAGCTGCCGAGGTCGCCCGGATTCTCCAACTCATAAGGTAACAGTGTATCGTTTTGGTCGTAAAACGCTACATCCTGTGCATCCGTAACCGTGGAGGAGTCGTAACCGATAAAACCACCGGCGTTAATCGAATCTTCGACCGGACTGGTGTAGGTCAGGCGGTCGAAAAACGCGTTGACTGTGGAACCTGAGGCAGAAGTATCGTTGACGAGAACCAGATCCGATATTTTGCTAGCTCCAATCGAAAAATTCACATCTGAAGCAACAGTAGAGTCATCAATAACTATGTCGTACTGGTCGTTAGTGAAGTCAAAAACAAGTTCAAAATCTATTATCGTGCCGGCACTCCAAGAGTCTACCACCGCCCCGTTTACATCCGTAACATCTCCGTTTCCAACAAAATTTATCTCTGCAACTGTAAACCCCGTTCCTACCTCCCCTGTGACTGTAACACTGTCTGATGAGTTACCGGTCTGGCTGTCAATTTTTATGCTGCCGGAAAGCCGTTTACCATCGGAACCGATGTCTGTAACTAAGTTAGCTGACTCTTCTACACTGAAATTACTGGAAGAAATCTTCAGTGAATCATCTCCGAATATCTCTCCGTTAGAATCAACTGTTATGTTTGCATTTGACTCAAAACCGAGCTGACTGCTCCCGGACTCAAAACCGTCCACACCGGTAAAGTCGTTGCCCCGGAGAATCACCGGCTGCGCCTTATCAACAGTCGCTCCCGAGTCATTGAAACTGGTTGCCTGCAAAGTCTTCTCCCGGTCGTAATCATTTATCGGCATCAAGACTCACCTGGACGTACATCAAAGGTTTTGTAATCCTGCACCATACAAGGCTCCTGTTGATCCGGGACATTGTGCCAGCAGTCGTGCACCTTGTGACGCACCCACGTCAAACCCTCCGTACTGACTGTTCCATCACTGTTGAAACCGGCCTGATTCGTATCCATCCACGACTTAAGCCATGTCGAGAAACTGTTTGCCTCATCAGTCAGGTTATGCTCCGTCGTACAAGATAAGGTAGCGTTCCCGTCCGGGTCCTGCCCGTCAACCACAGACCTTTCAAACAAATCATAGCCCTGACTATCAAGCTTCGACCGTATCTCCCTCTTCAACGTCTCCGCATGGCCAGCCGACGAAACCTTTGCCTGAAACTGAATCACTCTATGACTCATGTATAACCAAGTGCCTCCAGTTGTTCTTTAACCTTTTCCTCCGTACTGGATTCCTGGCTTTCAGAAACCTCAACGTCCTCCGGCAGGTCGTCACGCCACTTCTGGATGAACTGAGACATCTGCCTGTACCTTGCAAAACTACAGGACAAAACAGCGTTACGGCTGTGCGCGTTGACGCTGCCAGCACCAAGCTTGCCGAACCCGTGATCACTGATCACCACATGATCCGACACACCCTCCCAGTTAATGCCGTTCACCAAACCCGCAGCCTCATCATAACTGGTCTGAACATGATCCAGAACCGCCTGCTTCAACTTCTCCGCACGTTCACGCTGAGACTCCGTGTTATCCGTCTCCATATCATTCTCAACAAACTCCTGCCACGGCGTACCACTCTCATGTATCTCCTCAAAACCGGCATCCGCCAGATCCGCAAACATTTCATCCTCCTCATCCGCCCCAAAGTTCCCGGGACTGGTCGCACCATGACAGATACAGTCCACACGCCGAGTCACAGCAAAAACAGCATCATAATCATTGTTGATCGCATGATTTATCTCACGCAGCAACACATTAAACTCTAGGTCATTGTAGTCACGGCTGATAGCATCGTCTTTTACAACCTCGGTGTTTTCACAGTACTCAGGGATGCAGACCGGGAAGTTCACAACCTTCACACTGTCAAACTCATCCCATGCAAAAGACTTGAACCGTGGCCGACCAGTCAAACGCCCCTTCAAGTACCTCTTAAAACTGGTAGGAAACTTTTTCAAATACTTTTTCTTCAAAGGCCACTCCACATCACTCGGTAACGGATGCTCCTGCCGGAACTCCGGTGTCTCAAGCTGCCCCGAAGCCATCGCACCCCAGACGTAGAAAGTCCAGTGCCCCGTATTGTTCCGGTCATTACCTTTCTCCGACATCGTCTCCGGCAGGTCTTGATCCAGCCTGCCAAGATGCACAGGCGTGTCGGAAACCTTCGAGTTAAACTCGTATTCCTGTGCTAAGTCAAAGTCAAGGCCGTCAAGCCCTAGAAAAAGAAAAGTCAAGAGCCTTGCACCCCTATTCTAAGAGACTGTAAGCTCGTAGGTTAATGCAAGGTCGTTGTTTGCGTTGTCCTTAGCGGAAAACGTAACCCTGTTCAAGAGCTGTGCAGCAGTACCTGTCGCAGTCGTGGTATCGATACCAAGCGACACAATGCTTGACCGTCCGGTGCTTGAGGCAAACGTATTACTGTAGACAAGCTTCTTTTCTGCTCCGCCCGTACTCTGCTGTGTCGGAGTAAGTGTTGGAGAAGTTGCAACCGTGTTTGAAAGCTGTGTATCGCCTTCTGCCGGTGCAGTCGGGGAAGTTGTCGACCCGATCTTCATCCTGTTGAAGTCTCCCGGCCTCGCAGCATTCGGATCAATGTAATCCGTGATGAACTCGGCTCCGGCCACATCCACCACGACATTTTTTTCACGGCTGCGCTCGTTCACAGTAGATTCTTCGCCGCACAGATGACAGACTGCCTCATCCTCATTAAGATCATCGTATCCGTCAAGACCTCTCTGTTCCGCAGTCGCCTCAGTAATCCAGTCATGTCCACAGCCGTTATCAACAGGGCTGATCTCTTCCGCTGTAACGTATCCTGTGATCAGGGTTGAATCAGATGCAAGACTCATTCAGCTTTATACCTCCTGATCAGTTGCAGCAGCACCGGCAAGAGTTACGTAACCGTCGCCTGTATTGATGACTTCGGCTGCCTCATTCTGGTTCACGGTCACGACAGTGTTCGTGTCTGCATCCCTAACTGTCAATGCGTTTGCACCGTCGGAACTGTTGACCACGACGTAACGCAGACCTTCCTCGTCACCCGGTAGGTCAACGTTTCTGGCTGCTCCTCCTGCATCGAGGACCTGAACCTGTTCATCAGTCCTTGCAACTGTTTTATCTCCTGAAAGGGTTTCAACGTTTGTTGACTGCTGGTAAAGTGCTCCCGTGTTGGTATCCGCAACACGGTTCTGTTGTACTGGTCCGTTTGGCATACTTTATTATGGGAAACCGTCTTTTAAATTACTGGTTGATTGACTCAATCTCACCTGAATCAACCTCAAGGTAATCGATGTCGATGCTTCCATCCGCAGATCCGGAAGACTCATTCGTCAACTCCAGCACCATGTTGTTGCCCGGAGTCAAAACATTCGACAAACCTGTTCCGGCAACAGTCCCCGGAGTCCTTGAACCGTTACCTCCGCCAGCAACCTTCTCATTGAAAGCGTTCCCGCCGGAAACTACACCGATCTCTCCATCACCAGCAAGCTGTACCTCTCCGACACTGCTGTTGCTGTCCGTAGACTTGCTGGTGACACCGGTATCAGGAGAGCTGCCCTGTGTATCAATCGAAACATTGAATTTTTTCCCGACACGGAGTTGTCCAGTGCAGGCAACCTTCGGGCTGAAAACCAGGAATGTTTTGTCGCTGCCCGCAGGATTCTTCAACAACACTTTCTTCGTGTTACCGGAACTTATGCCTTCAAAGTACTGGCCGGTACTGTGAAACTGTCCCTGCGCCAAGTACTTCTCCAGATAACTCGGTGCGATAGTGTTTTGGGATACGTTGAACGGAGCCATAACATCAAGTTAGGAAAACACTTATGCCAGCATCCTCCTGAGTTGAAGAGTTATCTGTGACCTCGAAACGGCACTGCTTCGGGCTATGCCAGTCCTCGCTGAACTCGGTCTGCCCCGAGACACCGGAGGCAACGTTTTCTGTAGTGATTTCGTTTCCGGAGTTGTCAAGCCAGACAAGATCGATGTCGTAGCTGCTGGACTTATCAACTATGCCGGAGATAGTCTTCGCATCACGGCTTTCCAAAGTCTCGGAAAAAGTGCTGTCCGCATCAATAGTCTGTGCAGCAACCGCTATACCGTCACGTTGTTCAACATTAGTCATCAAGCTCCACCTCCTCAGTAGTCTCGTCCTCGTTTTTCACGTACTCTGTTACCTTGCCGTTTGTCACATCCAGTTTCTTAGCCATTTTACACACCTTATTCCTGAGAGTCATCGCTGTCCCTCACCTCTGCAATCCTTCTGTCAATAGCCTGCTGCGCCGTCTTCCTATCCTCATCCTCACGTAACTCCTTCAAAACCTCTACATCGTCGACAGTTGAGAGATAATCCTTGACCTCATCAACAGTCATCTCATCAAGAACACTGCCGGAATCCTCATCATTTAACCTGAAAAACCTGCCGTGATCGTGCAGCAACGCCTCAACCTCCTCACTGTTACCTGCCTGCACACTACCATCACTGCGTACATCCAGATTCCTGGTTTTGCCGTTGACAGTGACGGAGACCTGGTTAGCTCTATAACTGGCTCCGTCCTCATGCATCAAAGTCGTATAATCCTGTGTCATTTCTTAACCACATCACTTTTTTTGTTGCCACTAAATAAAAAAGAAAGAAACTGTGGGGGGCAAGTCATCCTCAGAAGTCGTACGCCTGAAGATGCCTTACGAAGTTACCCTGAGACTTCTCAACCAGTGCACCGAACTCTGCCAGTGCAACTGTATCCGACAGCCCGGTCTTTGCCAATGGAACCATGGACATAGGCATCAGTGCCCTGTACCTTGCGGTCCTGTTGCTGAAGATGAAGACATCGCCCGGATCACCAGCATTGTACGTAGTGCCGTTACCGGTATCCGTGAAGCTGTCGATGTTGTGTGTTGGAACTACAGGTACGCCTCCGATGGACAGCCCGCCGTCATCCAGACCAACGTTTAGCTCGCTTGTATCGTCATCTGTCGTCAGGTTGTCAAAGTCAGCCTCATTCTCCAGTACATCATAGAACTCATGGCTGCAGTGAATTCTCAGGTTGTTGACGTTTGCGTTTTCATTCTGCCTGATGTCACGCACAACTGACTTGATGTCTTTGACAAAGTTGCTTGATGTACCGGACTTGTCGATTACGTTCCCGGCATCACTGGCGAAAGCGGAAAGACCCTTGAAGCCGTTGGCATCACCAAGGAAACCTGTCTCTGTATCCTGGCTTGGATCACCGTAGAAGATCTGCTGTGCCTTACGCTGTGCATGCTGAGCAACCTTCTCACCAAGAGTGGTTTCCCTCACGTTCATGTAGTGAGCAGCAGCCTCCTGTGTGAAGTCACTGATCTCAACAAGATCAGTATAGATGGTCATGTCAACCTGGTCCTTTGCGAAGTTGATTCCGCTTGGATTGTTGTTTGACAGATCGGTTGCATCACTTTCACTGGTGTATCCTATCGGGTCATCACGTGTGTCCACGATGTTGTAGACGGCGTCAAACCCTTCCTGTCCCTCCTCAGGGATGACATCCAGTACAGGAGCATTCTGCTTCAGAATGGATACTATTTCTGGGTCGAATACCAGAGGTGTGAAGTTCTCTGTACGCCCTGCATCCATTGATGACTTTGTAGCCATCTCAGCAGCTGCCTTCCGTACGGAGCCTTTGAATTCTTTGATTTTGTCCTCGTTACCCTGTGAAAGAACCGACTGAACAGGTGCTGTTACACCTGACTGCCCGTCTGTACGGACAGGTTCAATCCCGTGATCCTTCCACGCTTTTTCGAAAGTCCTTTTGGAGTCGGACTTAATTAGTTGTGCAACGTTCATGTGTAGTTTCCTCGTTGAAACATCTGTTTAAAGGGTTGTGCCCCATGCAGAGCCTTCCGGTTCCGACATAAGAGACACATCCTCGTCTTCCTTCTGGTTTTCCTTGTCGTCCTGGACGCTTGAATCATCCACGCCCTGGATTGTCTTGCCGCTGGAGCCTTCCGACACTGTTTTATCAGAGTCATCAAGCCCCATCTCTTCCTCGTCCTCCTCATCGCCATCGGTCGCATCCGTATCCATGTCCTCATCCTCGTCTTCATCCATCTCGTCTTCCTCCATTTCCTCATCTTCAAGCATGGACATGATCTCGTCCTCAGCCTCATCCATCGCCTCGCTCATGGCCTCAGACATTTTGCTGGATACGACACTCATAGCGTTTTCAACATCCTCAGCGGTCATCTGCTTAAGGTTTTCCTCTTCTTTACTTTCCGAATCATTATCGTCTTCCTGCTTCATTGTATCAACAGTTTCAAACGCCTTCTCAACACGGCTCACAATCTCATCTCTGTCAAGACCAGCCTGTTTAGCGGCTGCCACAGCTCCACCCATCGCCTGCGGCACAGCATCAGGATTACTTGGTACTCCGACAGCCGAGACCTCCATCAAGTCAAGATCATCGACAAGCATACCGCCCTCGCCACGTTCCTCTGTCTCCGTAGGAATGAAACCGACTGAAAACCCGACAGGCATATCCTGCTCCAGAAGATCCTGTAGCTCATCAGCCATTTCACTGCCTTCACGCAGCCTTGCACGTCCGACAGTTGTACCATCCATCATTTCTCCGCCGACAAACTGACCGAAGATGTCACGGAAGTCATACGTAGCGGCTCCAGCACCAACACCGTGGTTCGGAACAAGCGGGACCTCGCCGGACTCCAGCTGTTCCAGAATCCTTTCCTGACCTTTGTCCGTTATCACGTCACCGTCACGATCCTCACTTGTTGCCTGAATCGGCACGTTGACAAACACTTCGCCGTCCTCCTGTTTCGTAAGCTCCAGGTTACTGCCTTTCACACGGAAATTCACACGTTTTTTCTCCCTGTCTCCTGCCGACTTACCCCGGTTACGTGGAGCAGTCTCCGGTGCAGCATCAGGCCGTGTAGCATCACTTAGCTCGCTCTCCACCTTAATCACACGATTCGTAAACTCTCCATCCTCGCCCTCGGTGTCGTCCCACTCCTGTATCTCATATGCAGGACCGTTGTCCTCAGAGGCTATACGCTCCGTGCCGTCAAGACTGAAGCCCTCGCCCTCCTCTGTCTCCATGTTGAAGACTTCTCCTGTTGCACTACCTGTAGCAAAGTCCCAACGCACAAAGTCTCCGACTTCGAACTGCGGGTTATCAAGGCTTTTGCTATCTTGTTCCTCTTCCTCATCTCCATATACAGTATCGCTTTCCATGTTTTCATCCACCAATCCTTCAACACCAGGCTCACCAATAACCTCAAAGAACTGTTCATGGCTCTCACCCGGCATATAATGTATAGTACCGTTAAGCTCGTGCGTATGCACACCGTCTATACCCAGCATCTCACCGACAACCATCGCCGTACTTTCCTCACGGTACAGAAGCTGGTCAGGAACCAGAATCGTCTCCTCTAACACACTTTTTTTCTCAGGTTCAACACTGACCTCGCGGTTCACAGGCTCGGCGCTGCCCTCTTCTGCCTCACTTAGACAAATAGCAACAGCCTGTTCCTGAGGTACACCGTCATCAACTTTCTCACTGATGCATTCACTTACCTCATCCTCCGAGATACTTTTGTCTTCGAAGTCCGGTCCCAAATTACTCATACAGGTAAAAGAGGAACCCCACTTAAAAAGTACAGTTACAGAACACCGGTAAACACCGTTAACTTGACCAGCTGTAGACCGTGGACTTTGACATCTCGAACCGGTCCGCCATCTCCGACTTACTCAAACTCTTCTCACTGTCCTTCCAAAACTCTGCAAAACTGCTGTACTCTGTGCCGTGTCGCTTCCAGACCTCGAACTGCCTCTCAGTGATTCCCATATCCAGCTCTACGCCCGACAACTCCTGCATCGCATCCAGCTCATCCGGCAGATCCTCTGCAAGGACTGGAGCCTGTGAACATCTGCAGTTAAACGGCTGGTCCTCTCCAACGACTCTGGCTGTACGAGGATAGTTATCAGGCTGCTCATCACTGACCTTCGGCACAGTAAACTGGCTGTCCTTCTCAATAACAGTACCATCCATCACTCTGTGCCACTCCCGTGTCCTGGTGTCATCAGTAGCAAGCCACTCCTTACCGCCTACCAGGTCCGTGGACTCCGCCAACGCCTGCGAACCCTTCCGACTGGCAGATAACGTTTCCGTACGTGCCACCAACTCCGCATGACTATCAGTAAACGACTCCTTGACAGTTTGTATACGGTCGATCATGTCGGGTATACCGTCTCCGTCCTGTGCACCCTCCAAGATCTCATTCTTCAAACGCTCACGTATAGTATCCTCAATCTCTGTCGCATTCGACAAAGCCTCCTGCCTGATTACATCAGCCGTAAACGTATCAAAAACATCAAAACCGATCTCAACCTTTACCTCAGACGGCAACGTCAGTCTTTCCTCGGCCTCATCCTCCATCTCCTGTTCATGATGCTCAGCCGACAACTCCAAAGTCTCCAGGTTCTTCGACTCCAAGACACTGGCAAGACGGTCACGGAACTCGACAGCCTCAACTATCTCGTCAGGATTAACAAGTACCTCGCCATCCTGCTCGTCCTCCGGGAACGACTCATGTACAGCATCCTCCAAACTGATAGACTCAAAGACCGTCGCAACATCACTTTTCAAGTCATCCTTAGCACTCACTATACCGTCCACGTCGTCAAAACCATGCTGATTCCGCAAAGCATCCTTCGTCTGACGTAGTACCTCATCCTTACGGTCAAAGGCTTTACGATACGAAGTTACATCTATGTCGGCGGTGCGTCCCGAGCCGCCGGCATCATCCTGTTCCTCTTCCTCTTCGTCTTCCATAGCTTCCTGCAGAGCTTGCTCAGTAGACGTAGCCCACTCCAGACCTGTACCTGTAGAAACTCCGCCCCACAAAGCATACTGCACAGGACCACAACGAGGACTGCCGTCACTGGAAATGCTTCTACCAGTCCAGTCATCATCATTCCACTCACTCGTAGGCTTGTCTAAACCGTCAACATCCTCCTCATGACTCTCAAGATAGTCAGGTATAGCAGTATTCTCACCGCCTAAAAAGTCCTCCGGCTCCAAATCCTCATTCACAATCTTCCGGGCACGTGACTCACCGACACCTGTACCACAATCACCTACATCATCACTGAACTCCTCCTTTTTCTGCAAGGCAGTCTCCGCAGCATGTTTCACAGCCTCCGGCGGAGTCAAGTCTACATCCTCAACGTCTTTATTTACTTCACTGTCTTGATTATCTGTTTGTCGAAGACTTTCTCCGTGTTCCTCTCCACGTCTTGTCTTGTCATCGTCATCTGTTTTTGTATCACCTGTATCTTTGTCGTCAGTGCCGACAGCACCGTCAGAACTGCCGTCGTCGTTGTTGTCGTAGCTGTTGCCGAACAAAGGCCCGCCTCCCGGATCATTCTGCGGAGCATCCTCAATACCAAACTTCTCAGCAACAAAACCAGGATTCTGAGTCGCCAAACTATCAAAAGCAGGCTTAGGCAACTCACCGATCTCACCGAAACCTTCCTTACCTTTACGCTCACGGGCCTCGTTAAGAGTCAAGGTTCCCAGCTCCTCCTCCTGTGCAATCATATCATTCTCAATCTGCTCCAGAAAATCATTCTGAGGCTTGAACGTAAACCTGAACTCAGTATCCTCCACACTGCTGTACTCACGCATAAACGGCAAGACCTGGTTTGTAAATACACGTTCAATCATCTCCAGAGTCGGCTGCGTAGTCCTGTTCCAGACATTCTTTTGCTGCTGCTCCGACACGTTCCGGCTTGAGTCCTCTGTGAACCCTATCTCGTTGGCGTTCAAGCCGTAGATGCTGGCAGCCAACTTGGTAAAGAACTTATGGCTTTCAAGGAACTGCATCTCCTCAGGATTCGGATCTATTGACACGTAATGAGCATCTTCCGCACCTATGATCGGTAGCTCATGCTCATCACCAGCAGAACCGTTGAACCGTTTCTTAAGCTCCTTGACCTGATTCTGCGGCATCGTCTCAGGCACATTCAAAAATCCTTTATGGAACTCATTCTCCTGCCAGAACTTCGACCTATGAATATCTCCGTTAATCAGGTTCTCCGCCTGCTTCTTAATCTTCTGCGTCTTGCCACGCCCGTATGGCGCACCTGTACGATTATCAAGTTCAAACCATGCGATCTGGTCACGTGAAAACTCTCTTGTCTCCCTGCTAAAGATACGGGAAAAACCCATGCTGGAAAGCTCTGCCGTTACGTCACGTATGTCGATGCCCTGACGGTCACTCCGGAAAAACTGTTGCGCCTGCGAACTCAAGCTAAACTGGTAATAAGCAGGTTCGCCACTATCCGGCTCCGGCAACTTACCGACATCCAAGAGATTCTTAGTAAAAGTTAGTCCGTCACGTACAATCATTTCTTCAAGAAATCCGTCTTCGTCCGACACAAGTTCTACAGCACCGGTATTGAAGTCCAGAACATCATTCAATATCGCCTTCAGCAAATGATCAAAACTTTGATTATCTGAGTTAAAGTTGCCTTTGAAGAACTCGGTCATTGCATCCGCAGCATCCTGCTCCCGTTGACTTGGCTCCCGGTCCTCGCCTTCCGGGATCACAGGCTTCACATGGAAGTCCGTTGAGGCGACTTGATCCTTAATCACGTCCTTCAGAAGCTCGACGTAACCTGTACGGCCAAGCAGGCGTACTGCAAACAGGTCGCTGTGCCGTGGCTCACCATCCAGAGACTCGTTGAAAAACACTGATGATTTAGCGCCTTTGATACCTTGACTGTTTCTGCCTCCGACACCGTCAATACTCGCCTTCGCATCCTTCTTGTTCAAAGAGATGAAGTCGCCTGCCATAATTTACAGTACAACATTAGTGGTGTACGGTTAAAAAAGATGCTGTCCGTCAGTCACCGGTTTCAAGCCACGGCTTCACCGACTCCCGCACCTGATCCTCACCCAGCTCATCCAAACTCGAGACATCATTCCGGATCAAATGCAACGCACGAGGATCACGATTGTTTTTCCGTACGAACTCCTCCCGGACACGACTCGTCAACTGCATCAACTGCCGGTCACTGCAATCCAGGTCCCACAGATAAGCCGTACTCGGATCATCCTCCAGCTTGTGTATCCGTCTTACAGGATTTACATCAACACGCAAAACCTTTGCCAGCATCTTAACCAGTCTTCGTCTCAAACTCATAACACAAAACCTCGTTTGTCATCATAAACAGCCATCATCAAAGAATCAGCAAAGTCCGGGCTACCGCCGTCAGGATCAACAACCTTGTCTTTTCCACGCCGTCCCGGCTCACGCCGCACATGACCAAGCTCATACAACAACTTGTTATCCGGTATCGCCAAGTCACGATTACGGAAACCGTCACAGATCTCCAGGTCACCGTCCTGCAAGATGTCTCGAAGCTTGAAATAGTTCCGAGCCTTCTTGTTCACATACTTGTCGCCCTCAGCATTCGGTGACTCTCCAGCCTTGAACTTGACCGCCGGAAAACGCTTCTCGTTGAGACTGCTCCACACACCGCCACCGATACCAGTGTAGTCAACCACAACCGCATCAACTTGGTCAGTGTCCTCACATATATGTTGTGCAGCCCAGTCAGCCGTCACACCAGTATCACTGCTATGCTTCCGACTCCACTGATCCGTCAACCGCAGCCGTCCCGCCTGTTTCTCAATCCGTGTCAACACGATAAGATCCTCTCCCATATCAGCCACATCCAAACCATAACGGACACTGGCATCCTCCAGTTCAAAGTTTCTGTCCTGTGCCTCACGCAGCCACTGACTATTAATCAAACCGCCCTCAACCTCATCAGGAAACACAGACTTATACTTCCACGTAAAACGGACACTGGATCTGCCGCCTACATTCGAAGCCTTCTCATCAAAAAACCGTTCACTGTGCCTATTTTCTTCTAAACCAGACGCAGTGTGCAGGTTCTCCGGCAGAACCGCATCGCTGTACTCATGCAGAGACTTCTCACCGACATGATACTTCCTGAACTCTGAATCTGTGAAGTGTTCGAAAAACTGGTTGCCCTGATGCCGTGGATTCCCAGCTTCTATCAAAACACTGTCATACTGATTCAACAACCTGTCTGCTGAGTCCCGCCACACGCTGTGCGAAATCCTGTTAGACTCGTCCATCACTAAGATGTCCGCGCCCTGCCCCATCAAGCCACTGCCGTCACCACTGCTTCCAGAACTGGCGGACATACACTCGACACGGACACGCCCATCATCAAAAGTCAAAACATCCTTACTCGCAGACTTCAACAGATCATCAGGATCACCGCCCGCAGACGTATCAATCAATTGCCTGAACAGCTCGCTGTTCAAACCATACTCCAGCATCGAATCACGGACATTACGGGCATCACCCTTAGTCGGACCCAGAAGCCCTATATCCAGAGACTCATCCGACCCCAGAATACGTAACGCCAAACCCACACCGATACTGATAGTTTTACCGTACTGGGTATACGTGTTGAGAAGGATTCTACGCTCCAGATTCAGACCTATGTCCCTCACCACTTTTTCTTGAGTTGGGTACAGGTTTACGTCAAAGAAACTTTTACACATCGACTTAACATCGGACGCTTTCACAGTCTGTTTCAAC